AGTTTTTTCAGAAGTTAATTGTATATTTGCATCACTCATTCACTAAAAAGAAATTAAAAAAATCCAGTTGCTTACATTGCCAAATGCTAATACTTAGCGAGTGGATGAGTCTTTGTAGGCGCTGGTATTTTAATTATGGAACATAAAGAAAAAGAAATTTGGAAAGACATTGAAGGATTTGAAGGTAGATATGCTGTATCTACTTTCGGAAATGTAAAATCACTAAAATTCGCAGGTAGATTTGGAGAAAGAAATTTAAAACCAGGAATAGGTACAACGAAATATTATTTAGTATCCTTGGTTAAAGATAAAAATGGACATACTAAAAAAGTACATAGGCTTGTTGCTATTGCTTTTATTCCTAACCATAAGAATAAACCTCAAGTTAACCATAAAGATGGAGATAAATTAAATAATCATATTTCTAATTTAGAATGGGCTACTAATCAAGAAAATTGTCAACACGCATTTGATACAGGGTTAAATAAGATACATCCTCATCAAATAGATTTATTAATAAGTAGAACCATAAAAAGATGTTCTATGAAAGTAATTAATACATCAGACGGTAAGATTTATGATTCTATAAAAATAGCTGCTAAAGAAAACAATATAGGGTATAGCGCACTTAAAAGAAAGCTACAAGGAGTTACAAAAAATAACACAACGTTTATATACCATAAGTAATGACATTAAAAGAAAAAGAAAGAGCTGTACTTAATTTATACGCAGATAACGAAAACCTATTTGAGACTTGTCATCATTTAATATTTGAAGAGTTATGGTCCACAAACTTTAACAAGGTTAAGTATAAAATTATAAAACACAACCACGATAAAGGAAGGAAGTCAGATGTTTATCTACTTTCTAATATGTTAATTAAGTCTGGTTGTAACAAGAAAGAGATTGGATTAGAAGTTTCGGAACCAAACTACGCTATTGCCAAAAACGTATCAGAATATGTAAATGATATATTCGATGAGTACACTAAGAGAAAAATGCTACCTATACTTCATAGCGTTCACTCAGAGCTTAGTAATGAGATAACTGATGTAAATAGTTCTATTGAAGATTTAAAGTCAATAGTGTCAGACATTGAGAGTATTAAGAATAATTTATCAGTAGAAAGGCACGTTGAAGATATTTTTGATGAAGCTTTTGAAGAGTTAATGGAAGCGCAGAATAGTAAATCTGAAACAATCGGACACTCTTATGGTATAAAAGACTTAAATAAAATTACATCAGGAGCCAAGCAGGAAGTTATTGTTGTTGGAGCAAGACCTGGAATGGGAAAGACTAGCTTAATTATCAATATAACCAAACATATCGCAGTTGATAAAGGAGAGCCTTTGATTATATTTTCTTTAGAGATGCCTGCCAAACAGCTAATGAAAAATATTTGGGCCAACTGCCTAGAGATTAATAGTTGGCAAATTAGAAGCGGCAATGTATCTGATGAAGATTTAATCAGAATTAAGAAACTAAGAGATAAAATTAAAAGAAACCTAGTTATTGACGATACTCCTGGTATTACTTGGCAATATATGAGAACTAAGATAAGAAAGGTTCGTAAGCAATTAGGTATTCCATTAAGTACACTTATGACTGTAATGATTGACTATTTACAGTTAATGAAGAATACAAAAGAAGAAACGGTTGGAAAATCTAAAGAAGAACAAGTTGGAGATAGATGTAATGGGCTACTAGAGACTTCTAAAACAGAGAATTGTTGCATGATTGAATTATCTCAGCTATCGAGAGATGTAGAGAAGAGAAATCCGCCATATCCTTTAATGTCTGATTTAAAAGACTCTGGAGCTATTGAGGCCAACGCAGTACAAATTTGGTTACTTTACAGGGCAGATTACTACAATTCTGATGCAACAGATCCAAAAACAGGAATGGATTTGCGCGGACTATGTGAAATTAATGTGGCTAAAAACCGATACGGAAGCACAGGGAAGGTTTATGTAAGATTTGAAGGTAAATACTCAGCATTTAAAGATTTTGATATTAATGAAGTTAATGGATTAGTAACAGGAAGTAGCAATGGAGATGAGTTCTAAAGTAGATTTTAAATCAGAAATAGGATTAGCTTTATCGGCTATATGCCTAAAAGAGTTCTATAACCTTTACGATAATGAAGGTTGTGGGATAATAACAAATACACACTCAGGAGCCATGCTTTACGATTTACTTAAATGGGCTGGAAATGATATGTCTATTGATGAAAATATCAAGAAAGAAGTATTAGATAATTGTAAATCAGACTACTTAGTCATCCAAGATAAGAGTATTAAAGATAAAGATAAGCATAAGAAGATATACCAAGACTACTGTAAATGTAAGATGGCGGAGATATGGCTTAATATTAAAGCAGACTTAGATAAAAGAGTGTTCCCTGATGAGATACCTATTCCTAAATTAGATGCTCAATACCATAAGTTTAGGCTTAATAGAGAAGAATAAAAAATAATTTGAATAAATAATCAATTTTTTGTAACCTTATTTATTTTTATACGTTTAACTATTAAAATTACACATTATGAATACATATTATAATCCTTGGTATTATTACAACGCTGGAGTTTTAGTTAAGAATAAGAAGCCTTGCATTCCAGGAAGTCAAGTTCATATATCCGATATGGAAGGTTGCTTTACTGTATTGGATGTAAAAATAGATCACTTTGTGGTTATGAAGAAGAAAAAAGAAGTTAAGATACCTTGGGACAGATTTATCTGTTTAAAAGGAGACGGAACTAGCCTTGAGGCTCAAACTAAAAGAGGATTAAAAAGTGCTTTATATCAAATAGAATCCGCGCAATATAATTCAGCTATGTTAGCTAAAGAATTAACTAATTTTCTAAAATCACTAAAAAAATAAACCATGGCAAAGAAAGAAAAAGTAACACTACAAGAATTGATAGTACAAACTCCTGAGTTAAAGTCATCTCTTCTTAAATTCGAGAATGTAAAATTACAACTCGACAAAGCGGCTGAAACCTGCCTACAAATCAAAGTAACTGATGAGAACAGTCTAGCTGTTTGTGAGAATCAAATGGGTAAAGTGAACGAACTTATCAAAGCAGTAGAGTCTGTTAGAGTAGCTGAAAAGAAACCACACTTCGAGAGAGGTAAGGCTGTTGATGCGGCGGCGGCTTATGTGTCTGAATCTTCAGAAGAAGCATTAAAGCATCTTAAAGATGAAAAGATTGCTTGGATTAGATTAAAAGACGCTGAAAGAAAAGCTAAAGAAGAAGAGTTAGCGGCTATGGCAGAAATGGGTATTGAACAAGTAATTGAAGAAGCTCCTATTGAAGTAGAAGTTATATCTAAAGTAAGGAGACCCTGGACCTATGAAATAGTAGATATTAACTCAGTTCCTAAAGAGTTCTTAATGGTAGACGAGAGTAAAGTAAAAGAGTATTTAAAAGCTAATTCTGAGTCATTAGAAGATGGTAAAATAGTAAATGGTATTAAGTATTACAAAGATTTAAAAGTAACCGTGTAATGCTAAACGCTCAACTAATACATAAACTAAAAGATAAGCATCCTAAGTACACTGAGGAACAGATAAGACTTGTTATTATGCGACACGTTGGCGCTATGAATATCATGTTTTCTAAATCTGAGACGTTCAAAATAACTATTAATAAATTAGGAACTATCCACACACACGGAAATGCAGTAAGCAGAGCTAAGATAGTAGATAGAAAGTACCACAGGAAGAATATGAATAAGTTAAGTAATTTCACAGATAAAACATTATTATTTTAAATTCCTTGCATATTTTAATCAAAGTATGTAACTTTATATCAAAATTAAACGTATAAATTAATTATAAACCATAAAAACAAAAACAAATGTCAAGAAGTAATCCAACAGAAAAATTAACAAATCCCGCTAAACGTTTTTACGAGTACTCAGGAGACAAAGGTCAATTCTTTTATTTCGATAAAGAAAAAGGAGAAAAAGGCGAGAAGGTATTTATGAAGATGCCATTCAACTTTCTAGTATTAGACACACTAAGTACTTGTAAAGGTTTTGATGATAACCTTCAAATGGGATATTACTCAAACGAAGTAAGAAGTACTAAGACTGATACTATTACAGTTCGTAATAAGAAAGGAATCGTATTCTCTGGCTTATATGAAGCGGCTAAAGAGAAATTAGGAACAAAAGGATTAAAGTATTATCAATCAGTTTACATTGGGCAGAAAGAAGCGGATGGATTAGGATTATATAATATCCAATTAGGAGGATCAGGATTATCTGCTTTCATTGAGTTCTGTAAAGAAAATAACGTAAATAATATCGCTGTATCGGTTAAAGAAGTAGTTGAAAAGAAAAAAGGCAAAACAGTTTACTTTGAACCAATTTACACGGCGGTAAAAGTATCTGATAAAGCTAACGCAGAGGCGGTGGAACTAGATAAAGAATTACAAGAATACTTATCTGCTTATTTAGCTAAAAACGCATCGGCGGCACCTGCTGAAGTTATAGAAGAAAATCAAGATAATGGATTGAATACTAAGAAATCAGCTCCTAAGTCAGAAGTTAAGATTGAAGCTGAAAAAGATATTGTTTTCAATCCAGCAGATGAAGACGATGATGAAGCGTTCTAATTTAATCTATCCGTTCTAAAGGCGGAAACACTTTGCGAGGGCTAACTCGTTTACTAGTGTAGATTTGATAGCAAGTAGCCCGAAACATATTTTAACCGAAACGAGTTGGCTGCTTGTAAAAACCATAGATAAATTAGAATGGCAAATATTACCATAAAACATTTCGGACGCGTCCTTCCAAACGGAAACATTAGTTTTTACAATGTAGAACTTTGGCAAGAGCAAAGAGAATCCTTAGCAGGAAAAGAGTTTGAGTTAACTATTAAAGATCGCCATAAACGTCCTAGTGTATCTCAATTTGGATATTACTGGGGGGCTATACTAAAGACTTGTTTACAGAATGAATCTTTTAGTCACTATACTACAGTTGAGGAATTACATAAAGAAGTCATGGCTCCAATGTTCCTATGCTATCAAGTAAGAGTAGTAGTAGGTAAAAAGAAGTATGATAAACACATGGTTAAGAGTTTAACAGAGTTGAATAAGAAAGAAACATCTGAATTTATAGACAATGTCCTCAATTTTGTGGCTCAAGAAGGGGTGATAGTATTATCTCCTGAGTCTTATACAGACCGATATTACAGAGAAATAACAGTAAAAGAATAGATATGAAAGAAGTAAAAACATACGAAAACTTAAAGGAATTTGCTGAGAACTTTATAAAAAAGTGCGAGATTATTCCTGAAAATTTAGTTTTAGAGATAAAATTATCTTACGACAACTATTGTAAGTTGATGACAGGAATACCTTATGTTCAGTACAATCAATATGAAGTAATAGCGAGTAGTGATTCATTTACTTTAAAATACGCTATGTTAACATTTAAAATAACCATAAAACAATAAACATGAAACCAACAGCATCAATCGCTAAAGAAGCAAAAACAAAAGACGGAAGAAACATAATTGTTACTATTGATACTTTCAAAGAACCAATAGGGAGAAACGCCGATGGAGAATTTTTTAACCTCCAAACATTTGTTGATCGTAAAACTAAATTAGAAATCGGAAGACTTACTTTTCCTAAAACTACAAATGATTTACTAGAGAAACAATTAGATATAGCTATTAACAACATAGATGAATACCTAGATGTCATTAGTAAAGGATAGTAAAGTCTTAAAAAAGCATATCCACGATAGGCTGAAAGAGTTATATCCGTCCAATGTAGGATTTGGATTTAAGAACTCGGCGGTTGTGTTAGATGCTTCTGAAAGACGATTCAAGATAGCTCCAGAGCAGTTATCAAGATACTTTAGTGATAAGCCTCAAAAGAATACACTAAGTGAAGCTCAGATTATATGGTTAGCAGTAAGATATGGTATTAATATACAATTACTTGTTACTTCTCCTAAATTTGATGAAGCAGAGGCTCTTAAAAAACTTAAATTAATATTTGGATAATGGCTAAGAAACTAGGTTTTACAATAGAGAGATTAGAAGCTATGGGACTTACTCGTAACGAAGATGGAACTTATAGTAAAAAGAAAGCTGCATCTGTTAGTGGAATTGAAGTAAAAGAACCTATCTCTATTGTCCGACAAAAGGTAAATGATAGTCCTGATTTTGAACATAAGATAAATACTGAGTGGTTTATTACTTACAACGTTCCATCTAAAAAGAATAGCCGAATAAACTTTGTTAGAAATGGAAAGCAGATTAGTTTACCTAGTGCAAATCATAAGAAGTATAAAGATGTGACTAAAATGCAATACAATATCTTTGGAATTGAATTTAGGAATGCTATTGAACATTATGGATTAAAACCACCATTTAAAGTTGAATTTACATTTGTAAGGGGAAGCAAGCATAGGTTTGATTATTGTAATGCGGCTCAAACTTGCGAAGATTTATTCACTGAAAATAATTGGATTGAAGATGATTCTGCGGATTTTCTGATTCCATCTTTTAAGCCATATCAATACGATAAAAATAATCCAGGAGTTCACATTAAACTTTTAAAATAATATGTTTCAACCACATCACGGAATTTGCGTAAAATGCGATAAAGAAGGTATTATAGCTGTTAAAAAAGGCTATTGTCAAAGATGTAATTACGAACTTAAACAAGCTAAAAAGAAATCGGAAGGTAAATCAGTAGCTAAAAAACAAGTATTTAAAGCTACAGGAGAAAAAGATGTATTCCAAGTTATATTAGATTCATTTGAGGATAATCCTATTACTTGCTTTGTGTGCGGAAAAAGACTTAGCCTTGTGACTCATTCAAACTTTGCTCATATACTCAGAAAAGGCAGGTATGAGAGATTTAGACTTAATCTTGATAATATCAGAATAATGTGTTATAATATACAAGGAACTGGGTGTCATAGTATTTTCGATAACAATCCGCGAAGTGAAATAATCAATAAACCTGAGTGGCAGAAAGTATTTGAATTAGAAGATAGATTAAAACAAGAATATAATTCAAAAATGAATTAAAAATGTAACCTTTTGAATTAATATTCGTACAAATACTTAAATCAAAACTAAACATCATGAATAACGTTGGTCTTATAATAAAAAACTCTTACTGTAATGGATTCTTTGGAAGAAGATCTGATCTTTGTGATTCAGTTATAGAATCAGAAGGTAAAGATTGGGTTGTGATAAGGATAAATGAGCAAGAGTGCGAATTTGCATTTTTTAAACATGGAGATAAGCAAGAATGTATTGATAGTTGGTGTGAAGAATTTGAATAATAACTAAAACCAAATAAACATGAAACAAACAATCGAAAAAGTAGTACAATGGGCTAAGGATAAAGACCTATTGAAAAAAGAAAATTCATTTGCACAAATGGCAAAGGTAACCGAGGAAGTAGGAGAAGTAGCATCTGCTTTATTGAAGAAGAATACCCCTAAATTAATTGATGGCATAGGTGATGTAATGGTTACTTTAATTATACTCGCAGAGCAGAATCAATTAAGAATAGAAGACTGTTTAGAAGCTGCATGGGTAGAAATATCTAATAGAAGTGGAAAGACTGTAGACGGTACATTTATCAAAGATTAGTTTAAACAATTAAAATGATTGATTAATTTGTAACCTTTTGCATCAAGTATCGTATAAACTTTAAATCAAAAACAAATAATTATGAAACACTTATTAATTTTAGTCCTATTTGTAGGATGTCAAAAGAAAACTACTGCTCCAAGCAGCACAACACAAACAACAACTTCAAAAGTATATTGTTGGTATCAAATGGGTTTCAACAACTCTTTTATATTCTACAAATGCACCTCAACGGATGCAGAATATCAAGCCACTTCAAACTATGGAGCAACTAATCAAATGAACCTAACTGTTATAGAAAAAAACAGTTGCAATGAATGTCAATAATGATAAACATAATACATCCTTCAGCCGATAAAGACATTAACAAAGAAATCTTAGAAAACAAAACAAATGATAGTTCTGAGTTAATCTATGTTAAAGAACCTTATCCATTCTCTACTACTAAGCAGTTAGATTGGATACTAGCTGATGATATTCAGCAAGTCCGTAATTGGAAAAACAAAGTAATAGAAATCCGAGATAAACACAAAGGAGATTATCTTTATGAAATATGGGATTCAGAAGCAAAGCGAATAGTGGATTTTCTAAATAGATTTTACGCTTAATATTTTGATAATAAATACAAATAGTTTAATTTTATAACCAAACAAAAACAGAAAAAATGAGTAAATTAAAAATGTCAAAACGAGCCGATTGCTTAAAAGCATGGATGACAGAAAACAAATTCCCAAAAGTTAAATTAACAACAACACAGCCAACTACTTATGGAAAGTATTAATCAGCAATTAGCAAAAAGAATCCAAGCAATAAAAGTACCATTGGATTTAGTTAAAAGTAATGTAAACGTTATTCCATTAGGTAAATCAGTTTTATTACAGCGCGTTAAAGGCGGAGAAAGAAAGTCTGAAACAGGATTAATCATTCCTGATGCAGTTAGTACTCAAGAGTTCACTGCTAGAATCATAGCATTAGGCCCTGAGTGTTCTGATTATCTTAAAGTAGGATTATTAGTGATTTACAATTCAATGGCTAACCTAGAGTCTATTATCAATGGTAAGCCTTATTTAATGACACATGAGAGTTCTATTTATTACATTGTATTAGATGAAGAGGCTCAAGTAAAAGCAGCTCCAGAGTCATCGGAACAGAAACGTAGAAATGCTAAAATACAAACGCAAGCAGCCACATTAAAACGTGTAGATAAAGCTCAAGCTAACCAAGAAGATGCTTATGAAGAGAAGTTGAAAGCTAGAAAAAAGACAATTTTCGCAGTTACTAAACAATCTAAAAAGAAGTAAATGAGCAAAATATCTGCTGAAGAACTAGCAAAACAATTAAATGGATTTGACGTAGATGATAGCTTTACTAAAAGTGTTATTAACTCAGCTAAATACAGTAATCTAGTCATAGTGTCTGCTATTGGTGATGATACTATAATTTTTAGTGGTTCTTTAAAAGATGAGTTTGATTTACTTCACGGCGGACAGATATTCATGGCTAAAGAAGGAGATGAGTTCGTCCCTTATACTAAGCAGTGTCCTAATAAGTCAAGAAAGGTAATAGAAGTATTTTGGGATAAGCATAGTATATTCAAATGGAAGTTTTTAACTACTATAAAGCACGTTCAATATGATTTAAAAAAAGACGGTAAAAGCTTTTGTAAAGGAATTATATTTAGCCTAAATGATGTTTAAAACATTGGTCACAGACGTGTGAATCGTAAAAATGAGATGCGTTTAATCTATTCCTAAATAAATTAAAGCCCACTAGCTCATCTGAATCGTAAGTCAGTAATTAACCCTCCCTAAAAAAGAGGGTTTTTT